TTGTTCCTACACCAGTCTTGGGTGTATCAAAGTCTCTGCACGAGTGCATGGACGTTGCTGATTTTGCTGATCTATATAAAAAAGATCCTATTAGCAAAGAGATTATAGATACTGCTTTTGGACTAGAAGGACTGGTAAGACAAACCGGAATGCATGCAGCTGGTATTGTTATCTCTAGAGATTCTTTAGTCGAATACTTACCCATTATGCAAAAGGGAATAGACAACCCAGTCATAACCCAATGGGACATGGGAAGAGTGGAGCAGTGCGGGCTGCTTAAGATTGACTTCTTGGGACTAAGAAACCTTGGGGTAATTGATCAGTGCGTTAGATTAGTAAAAAAACACAAGGGACTAGATATAGTCGTAGACGAAATACCACTAGATGACCCTGCTACTTATGCAGAACTATGTAGAGCAAATGCTATAGGGGTGTTTCAGTTAGAGTCATCTGGCATGAGAGAGCTAATGGTTCAACTTCAGCCTCAGAATATCGAAGACATCATGGCTCTCATATCCCTATATAGACCCGGTCCAATGGGTTCTGGAATGGATAAGCTTTATATTGATAGAAAGCATGGCAAATCTAGAGTTGAATATGATCATCCTAAACTAGAAGAGGTGCTAGGTCCATCTCTTGGCATCATGCTTTATCAGGAAGATGTTCTTGGCGTTGCACGAGAGCTAGCTGGATTCTCTTCTGGACAAGCAGACGATCTTCGTAAAGCTATTGGTAAAAAACAAATGGACAAAATTTCTTTGTTTAGAGAAAAGTTTGTTAGTGGGTGCGTTAAGACATCTCAGCTAAATCAGGATAGAGCCAATAAAATATATTCAGACATTGAATACTTTGGTGGCTATGGATTCAACAGAGCTCACGCAGCAAGCTATGCAATGATATCCTACATTACAGCTTACCTAAAAACTAACTTTACCGCAGAGTATATGGCAGCCCTGCTTACCTCTGTTGCTGGCAATAAAGATAAGTTAGCTATATATCTTTCTGACTGCAGAAAATTAAATCTTAGAGTAATGCCACCATCAATCAATGATTCCACTGAAGACTTTACTGTTATAGATAGTTCAACAATAGTATTTGGTTTAGCTGCTATTAACGGAATAGGCTACGCAGTATCGGAAGCTATTCTGTCTAATAGAGACTTAGATAATCCGTATACTTCTATGCACGACTTCCTAAGAAGAACAAATCCAGCAGTCCTAAAAAAGGGAACGCTTGAGCACTTGGCAGCAAGTGGTGCCTTTGATGAGTTGATAGATAAAACTCTTGATCAAGACTTTGGCAGAAGAACTGAACTTAGTATCTTGGAAAGAGAAAAAGAAGAGCTTGGAATTTATGTCTCAAAAAATCCAGTTGATGGAATTTGGGACTTGCTTTCTGAAAGCATATCTCACGAGATAGTAGAGCTAGAGGATGTTAACGCAGGAAGTAGAGTAAGCATCTCAGGAATTATTTCTTCATTTAAAAAGATAATAACTAAAAAGGGTTCAAGAATGTACAAGTTTAATGTACAGGATATATCTTCTGATATTGAAGTGATTGTATTTCCAAGAGAGTCTAAAAATTATGATGAAGACTTCTTTTCTAATGGAGAAGTTATAAATATAGTTGGCACTTTAAATAAAGAAGGCGATGAAGAAAATTCTACAAATAAAATAGTTTTAAATTCATGTGAGAAAGTAGATCTTTCATACTTCTCGGGAGGAAGACCTATCTATTTAACTTCTAATAAATTAATAACAGAAAAAACTATAAATAAATTGTATGCTATAATTAATGAGAACACTGGAGGTTCTTACGTCTTCGTAGATATAAATGACGGAGATAAGAATCTTAAATTTAAGTTTAATAAGACAACATCAATAACAATAAAAAACAAATTAGAAGAACTAATAAAGGAGATACAGTGAGCGCAAAGGGAACCCATAAGAATCCAGTTGAGAACTGGTGCTGGACCTTCTGTTCATCGTGCAACAGATGCCAGGACAAGGGCAGATACACTAAGTGTAACGGATGCTCAGGAAGATATGACCCAGAGGGAAGAATAGACCCTCATCCAGAAGACTTCTGCGATTGTAAGAACGGTGTCCTTAGATGGAAAACGCAGACAGGCAGATTAGTTATGACTAGATTTAAGAGTAGTCCATTTAAAGGCCAGGTCACTTACGAAAAGAAAACAGAAGACGAAAGAGACTGGGACTCTTACGTAGGAGACATGAGAGAAAAACTTAATGACCCTACATACAACCCTATTGCCATAGTGGAAGAGGATTAAAATGCTTAGAAATGAAGTTGGAAGAATTGAAAAGAATAACATTACCCTGATTGAATACGAAGGTGCTGTAGTAAATTACTCAAGCAACTTCTTTGTTCAGCTCGGAGTAGTCGGCGTTCATTGCACTCAAAAAGAACTAGAAGACTTATATACAGTGCTAGGTTACTATTTAAATATAGATAACTATTCTGAATGTAAAATAAAGATAGGTGGAGAATATGTGGCCATACAATGAATACGACAGCATGGAGCTAGGAACTACTGGTTGGATCCCAATAGGAGAAGGTAGCTTTAAGCATAAGCTAACTGGGCATACTATAGATTATACCGGAATTGAGTATGATGAAAATGGAAAAATTGTATTTGATCCAAATCAACCAAAAGAAATAAACGAATGACTATAGAAATTAAAACAATTGAAGACATAGATCCTTTTCAAAAGTTAACCCTCACTGACTTTAGTTACTCAAGAATAGATACATACGAGATGTGTGCGTCTAAGTATTTCTTTTCCTACATCAAAAAAGAACCAAGGCAATTTGGTGAAGCAGCAGTCCTGGGAAACATAGTTCATGCAGTACTGGAAGATCTAGTTTCAGATAAAGAACCACTGGCCTTGGATGAGATGCATGGTTCATATCTGCAGAAGATATCTGAGTACGACCCTAACAATTTAATATCTAACCAATTGCTTGATGCAGGCACAGTTATTATCAACGACTTCTATGATGCTAATGAGAATAAGCTTTTTGATGTTTATGAAAAAGAAATGTCCTTTAATTTTATTATAGGAAACTATTCTATAATAGGATACATAGACAGAATAGATGTAATAGGGGACGACGTTCACATAGTCGATTACAAAACTGGCAAAAGAGAAGTGGCACAGAAAAATATAGCAGAGAATTTACAGCTAGGAATCTATGCGCTTGCTGCTTCAATTAAGTTTCCTCGGAAAAAGAATAACTGGATCACTACACTACTTGAGAACTGGCAGACTAAAGTCTCACCAGTATTCTGAGCAAGACCTGGAAGATACCAAAGAAAGATTAATATCTAGAATAGATAAAATTATTCAAGATACTAATTTCATCCCTACAAAAAATGAAAGAGTTTGCTCATTCTGCGACCACGGTAGGAGTGGAGCATGTGGTATCGGGGCAGTAAGATTTAAGAAGTTTAATAGAGACATATAAAAAATCCCCCTGGAAAATCCAGGGGGATTAATTATTTAATTAATGTTTTAAATCAGAAGTTTTCTGAAGGATATGAATCTGTAGAAGCTGCAAAATCGAAGTCATTCTCGACGACCATCTTTACTGCTTCCTTGTGTGTGAAACCAATCGTTGAGAGATCGTCAATAACGCTCTCATTGATGGTCTGGCTCATGCTGTTGATAATTGTGTTTAATGTGTTCATGACAGGAATCCTATCACCTTTCTGCCTTGGTGGCAACTTGTTTACTTTTATTTTGTTTTTTGTTCAAATATAAAGTATAATATATTTGATGTCTTTGACACAGAGAAGGATAGCAGTATGACAACAGAGAATGCAACCCCAGAGCAGTATTTTTTTTCCAGGCGAAAGAAAAAATCTCAGCCAGATTTTAAAAAGCTAAAGGCCAATGCTATAGACATATCTATCCTAGAGGAAGATGATACCAAAACCGCAAAGGGAAACGCCTACAGGCATACAAAAAGTGGATATAGAAAAGACTTGGGCATAAATTTAAGATCAAATTGGGAAGCAAATTTTGCAAGGATACTAAATGCCTATGAAATATTGTTTGAATTTGAACCAAAAGTTTTTACCTACCCAATCAAAAGGGGAACTAAAGGATACACACCAGACTTTTATTTTCCTAAACTTGATGAATGGGTTGAAATAAAGGGATACTTAGACGACAAGAGTAAAATAAAACTCAAAAGGTTTAAAAGGTATTATCCAGATGAGTTCAATAAGCTCACTTTTATCATAAGTAAATATTCTACAGCAGCTAAGAAATTTGCTGAAGAGCTAGATATTCCAGTGGTTCTGTATTACGAAGACATCAAAAATGTTTATATGGAAAAGATCGCAAACTGGGAAGGAAACTAGTATGGGAAGTTATAGGGAGCAGTATTACACTCTCAAAGAAGAAGAAATGCAGGCCTTAATTAAAAGGTCTAAAGAAGGAGACGAAAAAGCGTCGGTAGAGTTGTTGAATGTATTTAGCAACTTCCTTACGAAGTACGTGACAATGCTATATGTTGGCAAGTACAGCATTAATGACTATGATATCAGGAGATTTATATCTTTATTTATCAAAGATGCCTATGTTAGATTTGCATTGATGAAGAATAAACTTAATTCTGATCAGTCAAAGGTTGTTTTTGAAGCAATGAATCGGGATCAATTACATGACAAAAAGATACTGCACAGAAGAAGAAGTAAAGCATACTGTTGAGGTCACCTTCTTTCAGTGCATCAAGAGATATGAGAAAAAGGATTCCGAAAAAGGTCCCATTCCATTTAGTGCATTCTTGTATAGCTACTTCTTTTACTTGCTTAAAAAGAATGTCGATACTTTTTTAATCGATCAGCTTGGCAGGAAATCTTTTCCACTTATGCAACGGAAGTTCTTCTGATGATCAAGGCAGAGACTCAGAAGGTATCACTATAGATGTAGACACTATAGAGCATGCCTTCACAGATCTTTTCTTCTCAGAAGAGATAGATGAGTTTTGGGTGCTAGGAGAAACTGCTACTACCCCCTTTGATGAGTTAACTGTTCAAGAAAGACAGTTAATCAAGTGGAGATTTATTGACAAGAAAAGGTCATCTGAGATAGCATTGAAGATTACCGAACATCCAAACACGGTAAGAGAACATATTACTAAGATCAAAACAAAACTCAAAGAAATAGTCATCAAGAACAACAGTATTGATGGTATAATTATACCAATAAAGTTTGATAAGGATTAATTGTGAACCCAGAGTCTGTTAAAGTTTTATTAGATAATCTGTCTAAATTTCTTGGACCACAACTCCAAGAAGTTATAGCTGCAATAGCTGATAATGATGAAATAGAAAAATACTACATTGAGATACCCGATGCTAATTATATAGATCTTACAATATATGACCTTGCATCATTGGTGGCTAGGTCTTCTAACGTATATGGCCGTGCAGCTAGATTCGCCGGCATTGCAAGAGCACAATACAAGATACTAGAAGGTCAGTACAAGAAGGTCTACAAGGTCAATAGGATAGGCAAGAACGAGGCTGAGAGAGAAGCTAACGCCCTTAACGCTGCAGACAGCCAGCACTCAGCCCTGACGGCTGTAGAGGCCATAGTACAGTTAGCTGAGTCCATGGAGTCGGCAGCTAGAATATCCTCAGAGTCTGCAAGAAAATTAATGGATAAGGTTCAGTCAATGCAGGTGGCTTCTTCGAGAGAAGAAAAAGGATCTTTTTCTGAGAACGATTTTAGGACTTTTTAAACATGTACATAGGACATTATAAATCAGTAAACGCCAGTAAAGAGTTCTACTCTTCTGTTAGAGATCAATTAGATTTTCCAACTCAAGCAGTATTAGATGGGGAAAGATACTTGCTACTTGCAACTCACTTTGCTGCAACTAAATCTCAAAAAGATAATATCAATAGCCGAGCTAGTCAGTTGGGAATTAAGACTGACGTAAAAGTTGACTGACTAAATGAATATAGAAGTTTTTTGCGATGGAGCGTCTAGGGGACAGGGTCAAAAAAAGATCGGAGAAGCTTCATGTGCAGCGGTAGTATATAAGAATAGAAAAAAGGTTGCTCAGTTTGCTAGAGGTCTAGGGCCGAGAAGTAATAATGAAGCAGAGTATGAGGCAGTAATAGCTGCGTTATTGATATGTTCAATGTCAGACTTTTTAGATCCTATTATATATACAGATTCAGCTGTTGTTGCAAATCATATAAACGGAAAATGGGTTTGCAGAAACTCATCTTTGATACCCCTTCTTATGACTATCGAAGACATAAGACAAGAGTATCCTTTTAGGGTTCTGCAAGTTGATAGGTCCTTTGTTTGGGAGGCAGACTTCTTAGCAAACGAATTTTTAGATCAATTAAAGCAACGAAAACAAATAATCAACAAAAAATAGTGGTATAATATCTTTCATGGAAAAAAACATTAAATCAAATTCACCAATCATTCTAGGATTAGCTGGAAAAGCTGGTAGTGGAAAGACATCTGTGGCAGAACAAATAGTTCCAAAGGGTTCTTTCTCTACTTCTTCGTATGGAATAGTGTGGGATCACATTTTCTATGCCCTTCCTATTTATGAGTTCTCTTCTATTAGGAGAACTATTTCTGGAGTAAATCAAGATTCTAGACAGTTGTATGCAATACATTCAGTTCTCTATGATATATACGGATCTTCAGCCATAGGTTCTATTCCCAACTATGAAGACTTCATAGACAGAGTTAATAAGATCAAGAATCTTCCAATAGAACCAGAAGGATATAAGCCAAGATCGTTCCTCCAAAATGCTGGAGACATATGCAGAGAAGGATTTGAAGATTGCTTTGCTAAGTGGGGAATATCAAAGGCAAATAAGATCTATAATAATTACATTAGGTCAGCCGATGAAGATTCAGTTCAATTTGCAGCAGCATTTGCGGTAATTATATCTGATGTAAGATTTGAAAATGAAGCTAGAACAATCCTTGAACAGCCTAACGGAATGATCGTGTGCTTTGATGCCGATCAGTCAGTTCTGGATCAAAGAATTTTAGCTAGAGATGGTACACTTATGAGTGATGAACACATGAATCATAAGTCAGAACAACAAATCTCCATAGTAAAAGAGATGGCAACAGCCGTAATAGATACAACAAATATGGACATAAAACAACAAACAAAAGCAACATTAGAAGCAATAGGAGTACTGCAGGTGCAAAGTGCCTAAGATAAGTAAAAACGCATTAGAACAATCGATAGACTCCCCATTAGACCAGGTGGTAAATTTAATGACTCAAGAAATAACAGTTTCTACTAACCCAGTTTTTATCTGTGGTGTAAATAGAAAAATTAATATTGGCAATTTTGAAAACATAGACGTGTACGCAGGAGTTACAATTCCGCTTACAGGCATAGACCCTTCAGACAGAGAGGCTTTATCAGAGGCCGTCAAACAGGCAGCTGCAGACGGTTTTGGGATAGTCTCTAGAGAAACTGGTGAAAGATACTCAATCATCAAGGAATCTCAACAGGGCAAATAAGGTTTAATAATATACTATAAAAGTTGCAATTTTAGCTTTTGTAGTGTAAAATTAAAATTCAGCTTTAAAACAGCTGAAAATCTGAATGCTAGGCCTAAAGGTATTCAGGTTTTGAATTAATTCAATCAACAAGAAACAAGGAAAATAATGATTAAGAAACTAGCTAGTATTTTTAAAAAAAGAGCATTGAAATTTAAGGGAGATAACGCTATCGTAAACAGTGTTATTGATCAAGTGGTTGCCGATGTAGAGGAAGTTGCCGAAAAGGTTGAGGAATCTGTCAAGGTAGTGGTAGAAGTAGCCACTAAAGAGGCAGCAGAAGTGGTTAAAACCGTAGAGAAAAAGGTTCCAAAAGCTTCAGCCAAGAAGACTACAGGGGCTTCAACTGCAAGTAAGCCAAAGCCAAAAGGTAGACCTAAGAAGTCATCCTGATTCATTAAACGGGATAACTCTTTCCATTAATGGGGGAGTTATCCCGTTTTTTGTATTACTATAGAATTCATGTCTACAGCACAATATCGCAGGATTATAAAAGGTTCTTGGTCAAATAAAAATGAGCAAAGACATTTAGATCAGCAGTATCAAGTTGAGGCAAATATTCAACAAGAAGCTAATAACATAGACATACCTCAAGAAGAACAATAAAACCTATGGCCATAAAGCAATTCACTGGAATCTCTCGTTTTACATACTTAACAAAACCTAAGATGGGAACGAGTAGAGTAATGAATGGCGTAGTAATGCCTTTACCAAAAGTAAAAAAAACAGATATAAATAAATTTAAAGGATCTAAATCAAATGGCAAAAAAGCAAGTAGCTCCAGCAAAAAGCGCTCCAAGTAAAAAAAATTCTTCGTCACTATCATCTGACTTTATGTATAATGTTGTTCCTACAAAGTCCGAAAAACCATCTAGCAAGAAGAAGTAGTGCAATGGCAGCCAAGAAGGATTCTCGCTTAACTAAAGCTGGCGTATCAGGGTTTAATCAACCTAAGCGTACCCCTACTCATCCAAAGAAGTCTCACGTAGTGGTAGCTAAAGATGGGGACAAGGTTAAGACAATTAGATTTGGTCAACAGGGTGTATCTGGATCCCCTAAAAAGAAGGGTGAGTCAAAGTCATATGCAGCTAGAAGAAAGTCCTTCCAAGCAAGACACGCCGACAATATAGCTAAGGGTAAGATGTCGGCAGCTTATTGGGCCAATAAGGTAAAGTGGTAATCATATGGAAGCAGTTTTTGTAGCACTTATAGCAGCTGTGGGTGGAGTTATAGCAGCACTTGTGCAAATGGGTCGTAAAGAAAATAGGGATGACCACAACGTGGTTGCCAACTTGCTCGTGAATGTAAAGGATGATATCATTCATTTGCATCAAAAGCTTGATCATTTAGATGATCAGGTTGATAAGGTCGACGATAAGATTGATGTACATCTTAAATCTCATCGGAGAAAATAATACTAGTATTAAATCAAGGAGAAAATAAAATGGCAATGAAGAAAGCTTCAAGCAAAATGTCAAAAGGCGGAAGTGTTTCTGCCCCAGAGCCAAGCGTAAGCACGGGTCAGGCAAAAATGGGCGTTCGCCCAATCAAGGACACTAAGGGTAAGAACATCGAGAAAAAAGGTACTTCGGCTCCTAAGCCATCAGCAAGTACTTGTCAGATGAAGGTTGCAAAGCGTCCAATCAAGAAATCTAAGGGTAAAGTTATCGGCTGATAACTCTCTTTTTGAGACGACATTTGGTAATGGGAGTGGTACTATATATGTATTACTCCCATTACCTCATTAAAGGACTATGTATGGCAGATAAAAAAAGTTCAGATAAAAACTGGATAGCTGGAGCGATTAAAAGACCCGGTGCTTTTACAAGAAAAGCTAAAAAAGCTGGCAAATCTGTATCAGATATGGCAGCTGCTGTTACCAAAAATCCAGGTAAGTATAGCAAGTTAACTGTACAGCAGGCAAACCTTGCAAAGACATTAAAAAAGATCAACAAAAAAGGTAAATAAAATGGCCGCAAAAAAAGCAAAGTTTTCCGTTTTAAATAACGCAAACAAGATACTAGATAGAACTATGGATGGCTCAAAGAGCGTTCCAAAAGCAAAGAAATATAAGTCTGAAGCAGCAACTGCTAAGACCTTTAGCTCAAAAATTAAAACAACCAAGAAAAAGTAGGAAATTATTATGGCAATGAAAAAAGCATCCGCAAAAAAAATGATGGCAAAGCCAGCTGCAAAAACAGGTGGCATGACAGCTTCTCAAAAGAAGCTTCCACCATTTATTCAAAAGGCTATTGCTGCAAAGAAATCAGCAAAGAAGAAGTAATGGCTAAGGTCAACAAGCCTACAAAGGTAGCTTTGTGGTCTTCGGCTAAATCCCAAGCCAAATCTAAGTTCGATGTCTACCCTTCTGCCTATGCTAATGCATGGGCAGCAAAGAAGTATAAGTCGATGGGCGGAACTTGGAAGACTGTTTCTGCCAAAAAAGCTGCAAAGAAGAAGTAGCATGCCTGGTCCTAAAGGTGTTGGATTAACTAAATGGTTTGACCAAAAATGGGTCAATATTGGTGCTCCCAAAAAAAAAGGTAAGTATCAACCATGCGGTACATCTGGGTATGGCGGATCAGGATATGCTAAGTGTCTGCCAGCTGCTAAAGCAGCAGCTATGTCTCCTGCTCAAAAGAAGAGTGCAGTGGACAGAAAAAGAAGATCTGGAACTCCAGAAAAAGGTGTAAAGGGTCAGTCCCCTAAGAATGTATCAACCTTTGCTAAGGGTTCGAAGAAGAAAAAGTAATATAATGAACCAAGAAGAATCATTCAGCGGTTTTATGCCAATGATTAGTCAGATTAATCTAACTAGAGAAGCCTCTATGCTTAGTACCGATGGGGATCTGACTAATGCGCATACATTTAGTATCAATACTAGAGATGGCCATCAACACGTGTTTAGTATAACTAATAATGATCTTATGCGATTGTTCTTTTTAATTAATAAAGTCGTGAGCGAACCATGAACGCCATGCAGGGTACATTTTTTTTCTTAGTATTTTTGATGTATTTATCCTTTCTTTGGAAGAAATAGTCTGATATAATATATCCATGAGCGAACAAACATGGACATGGTTTCTATTTATCATGGAACTAATAGGTATTTCTGGCAGCTATATGGTTGGAAATAAAAAATGGCAAGGGCACTTAGTAGTTGCCTTGCACTCTTTCCCCTGGTTCATCTACGCAATCATATTCAATAAGCCTGGCTTTATTGCTATGTGGATGTTGTGGCAATGGGTCCACTGGAGAAATATGTGGAAGTGGAAAAAAGAAAATGGTTGATGATTGGTTTGGAAATACGGTAATCTGTACAGCAGTGACTGGAGATTATGATTACAGTATACAGTCTATATTCATTGATGGAGTAGACTATCTATACTTTACTGACAACGTTAATCATCCTGACATACCAAGTCCTTGGCAAGTACGCCAACTGGGTGACGAAAATTGGGACAATAGAAGAAGATCTAAAAGACCAAAATTAAATCCACATTCAATCCCTGAATTGAATCAGTACAAATACATGATTTGGATTGATGGAGATATGGGAATTATAAATGAGAACTTTGTCGTAGAGATAATGTCTTATATGGAAAATGGTTTTGTAGCATCTCCACATTTTGATGGAAGACATTGTGCCTATGGTGAAGCAACCATAAGGCCACCAAAGTATGCTAGCGAACCTCTCGATGAGCAGGTGGCATTTTATATGTCTGAAGGCTTTCCCACAGAATATGGACTATATGAATGCGGGGTCTCGGCAAGAGATCTTACTAATCCAAAAGTAAAAGAACTTGGAGAACTCTGGCATCATCAAAACTTAGCATGGTCATACCAGGACCAGGTAAGCTTTCCATATTGCTTATGGAAGGTTGGTTTAGAGCCAGACGTGCTTCCTAAAAGTTTTAGAGATATGAATTGGATTTATTTGTCAGCTCATAAGAACCCAGACTAAAAGGCGTTTATAGTGAAAAATGTTTACATGGTAAATACACCAACCTATCCAACTCCAGTTACTCACTATTATACTACAACAAAGTTTATGAATGGATTTCGCTATAATGGTCAAGCCATAGCGGAGGTTAATTCGGTCGAGCAATTTTCTCAAATAGAAGATTCAAAAGATAATATTTTTATTATGTCTGACCATTTTTATTCTATTGAAAATAATTGGTTTGATTTTTTTAACTATTTAGGAAACAGATTCAAAAAAAGTACTTGGATTTTTTGGCATTTTCATAACATATATAAGTTAAACTACCTAGATAAGTCAATAGATTTTCCTTTTAAAAATTATATATTTACTGGAGAATATTATAGAAATATAACCGATGAACTAAGAAATCATTGGGGCGGTTTAATCGATTGGTACACTGGTTTAGAAAACTATGTCAAGTTACCTTTTTCTGCAGACCTTAATCCATTTGAAATAGATTCTTTAGTAGCAAAAAGAAATAATACCTATGACTGTGGTTACGTTGGTGCAAGATATAAGGAAGAATGGACTAACCAGATCTCTCAAAGATATAACTGCTTCGTACATTATTACTGGCCAACATTAGATGAAGAGTCTAGGATTAACAATGGCTTTTTATCTTCTAAGATATCACTTGGATTTAATTCCGACTCAAATGCTAAGTTTGGCCTACCCACAGAAAGAATATTTGAAGGACTAGCATACGGATGCGTTGTAGTGTCTGACTGTAAGGTGGCAGAAGAGGCTACTGATGGGGTTGTGGTATATGTGGATTATTATGACGAGCTACAATCTGCAGTAGAATTATATTCTAAAAATGAAAAAGAGAGACTAGCAAAACAAGCTCTTGGCATAAAGTACGCAAAGGAAAAAGGAACCTACTATCATGTAGCTCAAGAATTCCTTAATAAAATAGAAAGTTTGTTTTAATGGAAAAGATAACACAAGATAGATGGAATCAAGCTCAAAAAGCAGAGTTAGATGTTCACGCATTGTCAACAAATATAGAAGAAGCAAATAGGTTTTTAAACTTTTATTTTGATTTTTTTGAAGATAGCATTTTAGATATATCTGGAAAAAAGATATTGGAAGTTGGATGTGGACCATATCCCCTAGCTACTTTTGCCGGTGCCAGTGAAGTAGTTGGTGTTGAGCCTTTGTATCACAGTTTTACTGATGAGATTAAAAATTACTGGGAAGAAAACAATGTAACTGCATTTACTGAACCGTGTGAAAATTGGGATTCAGATCAAAAGTTTGATGAAGTATGGTTTATTAATTTCTTGCAGCACACAATAGATCCAGAACTTTGTTTAGAAAAATCCAAGAACGTAGCAAAGAAGGTGAGAGTATTTGAGCCAATCAATACTGAGATCAATGAGTGTCATCCACATTCATTGACTGTAGATTTATTCAAAAAACATTTTCCAAATACTGACATAAAATTGTATGTAGGTGGAACAATTACAATCTTTCACTTAGCTGATTGCTGTTATTTTATAGCAAATAATGAGTAGTTAATGACTTGGCACCTGGTGACTTTTGCAGATGAAAAATTTAAAGAAAGACAAGACAACCTAGTCAAACAGGGAGACAGTCTTGGTTTTGTAAATCATCCATACACACACGAATGGTTAAGGAATACAGAATTCTACAAACAAAATATAGAAATTTTAAATCAACCAAGAGGATTAGGGTATTGGTTGTGGAAGCCCTATATTATTCTTGACGCAATGGATAAAGCTAAAGATGGAGATGTAGTATTTTACATTGACAGTGGAGACATGTTCTTTTCAGAAGTTGATGGTGAGTCAATCACCGAAACAATAGAGTCACAGCTAAAATATTCAAGTTGCTTATTTATTTCTTATGGAAATCACAACGCAACATGGACAAAGAAGGACTGCTTTGTGTACATGGATTGCAATAACGAAACGTATTGGAATGCTCCGCAGTTAGAAGCTGGAGTGTCTTATTGGACTGTTAACGTAAAATCTAAAGAGATACTTAAAGAGTGGCTAGAATACTGCAAAGATGCTAGAATATTAACAGACGCAAAAAATGTTTCTGGCTTAGAAAATCACCCTTCTTTCAAGGACCATAGACATGATCAAAGTATCTTAACTAACATTATCACCAGAAGAAGACTCCCCTATGATGACGTAGGCGTATACAGAAAGTTTACATTCCCCAATGCATAGTATTGTTTTAACAGTTCACAATAAAGACTGGCTTGTAGATAAAGTATTAAATTCCATATACGAAAACACAGAAGGACTATATGAAGTTATCGTAGTATTGGACGGTTGTACTGATAATTCTGAAGCGGTTGTTAAGTCAGTAGCTAAGAGTAATACAACTATTAAGTATGCAGACGATGTTTTTGAAACAAAAGCTAATAACATTGGTTTAAAAGCAGCCGAGGGTAACAAAGTAATTATCATCCAAGATGATATGGTAATTAAAGAAAAGGGATGGAATTTAAGAATGGAAAAACCATTCTCCTTTAAAGATGTATTTGCCGTCACCGCAAGAACTGCACATGATTGGAGAATAAATCCAAGATCTTTACACCTTGAATTAGAAGAAGAGTTAGATGACTGCTGGTGTGATATCTTAAATCACACAAACCATGCAGATAGATCTTCTATAGACAGAGATACCTTTGCTGTTAGAAGCACAGTAAATCGTGGTCCACTTATGATAGATCACGAAATACTGATTAAGTTAGACTACTTTGATGAAGCATATTCTCCTCAGGAAATGGACGATCATGATCTAGCATATAGGGCGTTTAGATATTACGGAAAAGTAGCAGGCTGCTATTGGATTGATTATCAATCAGACTACTCCTGGGGTGGGACAAGAGCAACTGGCGGTGTAGCAAATTGGTTGTATAAAGCCAATCATAAGAACATGAGAATGTTGTATAATGAACACTTCGATCTTATACTAAGAGAAAACCATAACGAGAATAGGAATTTAACATCATGAAAATTTTAGTAACTGGAGCAGGCGGATTTATTGGT